CTCAAAATAAGATTTAATGTGCGGCTCATGTTCGCCCTCATAAAAATCCACAAACTTCATCCGGCGTTTTAAGTTTTTGTCATCCATCTTGGATATTTCCTGCTTGATGGATTTGAGGACAATGTCTCTTGATAGGTCTGGAATAATCATGCCTGATATAAATTTTTATTGAATTTCATAAGTGATTTCCTTACAAGTGTTTCCTGCGCCTTTGCCATTTTCGTTTGAAACTTCCACGAGACATAGAGGCCGATAATAAATAAAATGTTTAACGCCAGCGAGAATCCGAGCAGAAATCCTACCATGACTGATAGCCCACCTTTCTGTCGATAATCGGGAACAACCAAGACACCGCATATCCGATTGCGTCGCTTGCGTGTGTCTGTTCGGGATCGCGCTTGTCAATGTCGTTATTCCGCCATACGTTTTGTTCAAAGTCCATGAGAAGATTAGGCGCATTCTCGATTGTTAAGCGTCTGTCCTTCAAAAGTTTGTTCACCGCATTCACGCGGTCTTTTACGTGCGGATTAGATTTATTCGTGAGTACCTTGAATCCGTTTTGTCTCATGATGTCATGATCGGATTGTGATGCGGATGTTTTCCGTGCAGATCCCGTTGCATCCGGATATATGTTAATCCCGGGATATTTTTCTTTAACGGCTTCCGCCATGTCGTAGGTGCCGGAATTCTTTAGCCTGAATTCGTCGAAGACGTGCATCTCATTCTTGTTGTGAGCGAAGATGACAACTGTATTTGCGTCCACGTTGTAATCCTGCGCCCCGGATATTGTCCATCCTTCAAGCTCTCTATGGATAACGTGAATGTCTCTGTCAAATTCTTTATAGACTCGCCCCTGAGTTAGATTCACAAACTTGCCGTGCAGATACGCTTCAATCTGTTCCGGCGTGTACGCTGCCATTAGATTCGTTTTGTATTCGTCCGGTAGATACGGATTGTCAAGTGTGGAAGCGGTAACAGTTCCAATATCAATCTTCTCTGAATTCGTTAATTTGAATCCCCAATTAAGCTGTTCCGGTGTGCCTGTTAAAAATATCTCACGTTGTTCTGCGTCCGGATGCCTGACTCTTGCCAGCATTTGATCGAACACGTCTCTTTTTTGAATAAACGGCTCGTCTATCCCCGCCCAAGCCAAGTTCGGACCGCGAAGTGAATCCGGCTTGTCGCCAGATCCAATCCATATCTTGCCATTCCAATTATCAATGATGAATTCGCCTTTCATCTGATTGAACGTGTAATCCATTCCGGCTTTATTCATGACTTCTTTTAAGGTGATAATGATTGTTTTCTGTCCGAGATTGTGAGACGGACTCACATACATTCCCGGATGCGGACTGTTCACATACGAGAGATAGATAGATCGAAGCGCGCCGATGTACGTCTTGCCCGAGCCGTACCCGCCCACCATTAGCTTGACGAAATTCGGTAAGTCCCACCACCGTCGCTGATGAGGCAGCATCTTCTCTTTTAAAATTTTGAATTTCACTCAACGATGACTTCATCCTTGATTATCTTCTGTTCAATAAATTCTTTTGGCTTGCCCTCTGTCCTATCCGCTATGAACTGCACCGCCCACGGTCGCCCTTCCAAAGCATATCCAAATACTCTGCTCATTACCACTTCGAGCTTTGTCTTGCTTCCGTCCTTCAACCCTTCTTCATATCCAATCTTTTTGAGAATGTCGGGAATCTGTTGAAGCCCCTTTGGTCTGCCTTTTGGATTTCCAGAAACACCTACCTTGAACGTTCCATTGGAATTCCTGTTGTTTCCTGCACTATCAGGCACTTGCCGACTCAATCCGTTCAGCTTTGTTTCCCGTAAAATCTTCCCATCGTTTTACAATTACATCGCAGTAATGTGGATCAATCTCCATCCCATAGCATTTACGTTTTGTTTTCTCACAAGCGATTAGCGTTGAACCAGAGCCAAGAAATAAATCAAGGATAGTTGTTTTATCTTTGCCCCAATTATTAAAGAACCATTCTGCCAATTCCGTAGGCTTTTGTGTTGGATGCAGTCTGTTTCTTGCTTCTTTAACGCCATATGCACCCATCCATTTAATTCTTGCAATATCTTTCTTATGTCTTTTTTTTGACCAGCACAACTCAAAACTTGCACCTATAATTTTATCTGCATCATCACTTCCCCTTTTATCCCAAACAACCCAAGAACCTTCTGATGGTAAATGTTTATGATAATAATCTGCACCCCATAAAAATATTTCCTCACAATCCATATTTAATATAAAATTTGGGTCAAATTCTTTATCATCACCTATTACAGGTTTATATTTTTTCCCACCTCCCTTTATTCTTGCATTTTTACTTCCTTTTATTTTACTATAATCAGTATCTAAATCCATCCCATAAGGCGGGTCAGTAAACACCATATCTGCCTTTTCTCCACCCATAAGTGCCTCAACGTCCTCTTTTTTCGTCGCATCACCACACAATAGCCGATGCTCACCTAATATCCACAAATCGCCTTGCTTTGTAATAGACTCTTCAACCTCTGGTATATCATCATCATCTGTTAATCCTTGTACATCTGGCTCTGTAAATTGTAATTCATCCTCACTAAATCCCCACTCTAACAATTCACCAACGTCAAAATGGTTAGCTAACGCATCCCAATCCCATTCACCCACGTTCTTATTTAATCTGATGTTTAATTCTTTTTCTCTATCGGCATCAAGTTCCACCTCTACACAGGGTATTTTCTTAAATCCCAAAT